CGAAAGTACACATCAATCATCATCTTTATTGATGATGTAATCGAAGGAGCTCTCCTTGTTCATTAATCGTGGCAAGACTAAGCAGCGTTCGCTGCCTGGTCCGACGATCTTCCAAATGGAGGAATCTCGTCTCCATGGTCCGCCTCCCGGCCCTTGGGTCGGAAGTCCGGCATGGCTGCACACGGTTAATGGAACTCAGGTTACTGAGTCGGATGGCAACTATTGGCCTCCCCCTAGAGGGGAGGCTATGGTCGATCGTGGTTCCGAGTTCTATACTCGAAAGGTCGAGTTTCTGCGTGGTATTGCACCATACGCGGTTTACCCGATCCAGTTCGGCGGTTCTCAACCAGGTAGCTTTGACTATAGAGTCAAGGCATCACCAGTTGCTAACTTCCTTTCTGGCCACGACGATAGTTTTGCTTGGGGCAGGCCTGATACCCCGGCACGCATTCGTGCTAGTGCACTTGTCGATTACTCTTCGACAAGAACGCAGCTAGTTACGAAAGGCGCTGCCGCGGTGGCCGCTTGTGCCCCTGGCAATCCTATTGCCAATGCAGCTACTGCGATTGGTGAATTCCTACAGGATGTGCCAAAACTTCCTGGTATATCTTTGTGGGAATCTCGTCTCAAAGCTCTTGGGACGCTTGCCGCTGCTGGTGAGTTTCTGAATTACCAGTTCGGCATTGCACCAACTATCGGCGATATGGAAGACTTTCTTAAAGCCGTCCATAAAGTCGATAGACTAGTTGACCAGTTCATTCGTGATGCTGGTCGACTAGTGCGCCGTAGCTTCCATTTCCCCAAGGAAACAACGCGCCCCTACGATGGTACAGCCCTCGGGCATACATTCTCTCCAGCGGGCAGGTATTACCTGATCGCTGCAGGAGTGTATCCCGGGGAACAGCTGGCCAACGCAGGAAGCTCGTTGCCGGTGTATGAGACCTTGCTAGATCAGACCGTTGAACGTGAATGTTGGTTCAGCGGAGCCTTTACCTATCACATGCCACGTGGATACGACAACCACGTGTACAGTGATAGAAGAAGGCTAATGGCGAAGCTCTTCGGAGCCGAGCCAGATCTGAATACGCTTTGGAATCTTGCACCGTGGAGCTGGGCCGTAGATTGGTTTAGCGATGTAGGTTCCCTAGTTAAGAACCTACAGAGCAAGATCAACTACGGTACGGTTATGCAGTATGGGTACGTCATGGAGAAAACTACCGTGACTAGTACCTTTTCTGCCGGGAAGCTATTAAACGGGCCGTCGGTTTCGATACCGCGACCCTATCCCGCTGTGTCCCCTGTTGTTATTCGTGTTACCACGAAGAAGAGGATACAGGCTAACCCCTTCGGTTTTGGCGTTACTTGGGAGGGCTTGTCACCCACCCAACTCGCCATTGCCGCCGCTCTTGGCATTACCAGAGTGGTGAAGTAGGTCCACTGCACACCAACGCACAAGGAGTACGTCAATGCTCACTGACCCAATCACCCTCACCCCCGGTGCGTCGTTCGCGACTGGTGCCGTCACTTTGCCCCGCGTATCTCAGCAGGGTTCAGTGTCGGTATACCAGGCCGGACCGCTCACCGGTGGTCAGTCGGGTGGTCTCCTCAAGGTCACAGCCTCCCATCAGTACGGGAGGCGGATCAGGAGGGTCCTTCGCTGTGATTACAGCGACAACGCTGGGTCTACCTTGATTACGGGTACGACGTCACCGCGCAGCATGTCTGCGTACGTGGTGTTCGATATCCCGCCTTCGGGGCAGTTCTCCAGCGCTGACCAGGCAGCACTCTTCAACGGCCTTAAAGGCACGTGGAGTGCAAGCACGGATGCGATCCTGCTCAAGCTTCTCGGCGGCGAAAGCTAGCCGATTAGCTGAGGCAGGTCCTCATCGCACCTGGTAGGAAGTGACCGTTGGCTTAGGATCGTATGACCTCTATCAGGAGGCCACGTGAAAAGCCTAACGGTACTCTGGAAACACGTTGCCAAGGATTTGGCAGCGAGGTGTTGCACTAGCGCCCACCAGGACTATAAGTACGTCCTGGAGCGTTCGAAGCACGAGGGGTTATCGTTTCTTACGATAACCCTCCCTACCTTTGCAAAAGACTTTGAGTTCTGTCTTGAGCAGGGGAAGGTGGACGAAACCGTCTTCCTATCTTTTAGGAAGAACGGGAGGCTCCCGGCATTTCTGTCGGGTTACTCTCGTCTTGTCTTCGATCGCCGTACGGGTGTCCTACTCGATTCTCCAGATCCATCTGCTATTCAAGCCATTCGACAACTAACGTTGTTGTTTGGTAAGATACGGATGGATTGTGAGCCAAGGAGAGTTTCCAAGGCTTACGAGGAGTTCCTCGAGTGTGAGAACGAAGTCAAGCGTAATTTCGGGAAGAGGTCGCATAGCGACTTCCAGCGAATATCTACGCTACTTTACGGTTCGCTTTTCTCCAAGATAGACTTGAAAATCTATCAAGGGGATATGCGACCTAAACATGGTCCAGGTCTGACTGCTGATTCCAAAGTTGGGAATCAGAAGTACGTACAGACAGCCTGGCCCGTGCGCCTCGAGCACTATTTTCCATACGTGGATATGGTGCTTCCGAACAGGTCATACTTTGACCTGCTCTTCGAGGTTGACTTCGTTGAACCCGGTGATGAAACACCTGTGAAGGTGGTTCATGTACCTAAAACGATGAAAACTCCTCGGATTATTGCGATGGAGCCGACTGCTATGCAATATGCACAGCAGGCGATCCTTCGCTTGATCCAAGAAGAAGTTAAGGTTTCTTACCTTAACTCCTTTATCGGCCTCGATGACCAGGAGCCTAACCAACTCATGGCCAAAGAGGGTTCCCTAACCGGGAATCTTGCGACACTCGATTTGAGTGAAGCATCCGATAGAGTTTCATGCGAGACGGTCTCCTACATGCTCCGGCGTCATAAGCACTTCCATGACGCCGTTCTCGCATGCAGGTCCCGCCGTGCTCGCCTACCTAGCGGGGATGTTATATCCCTCGCTAAGTTTGCGTCTATGGGTTCGGCCCTCTGCTTTCCCATGGAAGCTATGGTCTTTCTTTCGGCCATATTCCTAGGGATTGAGGAGGACCTTGGACGCCCGTTGACCAAGGAGGATGTTAAGTCCTACCGCGGTCGGGTGCGTGTCTTCGGCGACGATATTATCGTCCCCGTTGACCATGTGCGTTCCGTGTGTCGCTCTCTTGAGTCTTTCGGGCTCAAGGTCAACGAACGCAAGTCTTTCTGGAATGGCAAATTCCGGGAAAGTTGCGGGAAGGAGTTTTACTTTGGAACGGATGTTTCAATTGTCCGTGTCCGTCGTAAGAATCCCTCCACACGGAAGGACGGGCAAGAGATCGTTTCAACTGTCTCTCTCCGAAACCAGCTTTATGATGCTGGCTACGAAGGGGCGGTTGATTACCTTGACAGTGTACTGCGTAAGTTACTTACGCTATACCCTGTTGTTGGTAGGCGTTCTCCTGTCCTGGGTCGGCTTGATCACGGAAGTGTACCCACGCTTACCGTGGCCAACAACTCCATACCCAAGGTAAAGGGATGGATAAAGCGATCACCGATCCCAGTAAATGAGATCGATGATTGGCCGGCCCTGCGCAAGTGCCTTTCCTCCTTGGAGGAGAGGAGCCTGGTTCCGAACTTCGGTAATACGAAGGATCGGAATTGGGACATGTTCGGGAAGTTAGCCACTTCACCGGACCACTTGCGACGTTCTGGACGTCCCCGAGTCGTTGACATCAAACTCGGGATGGGCCCACCAGGTTAAGAACCAGGTGGATGAGTGCGTATGTAACGCGCTCGTGGGGAGGTTA